GTTTGGCTGGTTCTTTTCAGAACACGACTTGGACAGTGTCCAAGGTCAATGGCAAACCTCAATTAGGCTTCACAATCAAGGGAGGTGCAACCTACCCCCGTGATGATACTGACTGGACGTGGTATGATCTAAACAAAGACATTATCACAGCTTCCAGTTGGAGAGGCGCCACCACTTATCAGGTGGAACGCTACCGACAAAATGACGTCCATGTGGTCACAGTTCTGACTCCTATAGCTGTTTATGGATTTATCGCTAATCTCATTTACGGCCCGAAGAATGAAGTCAAGTCTCATGATATCAAGACTCATGAGAGGAGCGGCCAAGTCGTCTATTCCCTTCTTGAGAAGGCCGTTGACGGAGCCTTTTACCAATTGGCCTGGGAGAACGACCCCAGAACGGATTACATTCGCCTTTCGGAATACTCAGCGACCGCGATCAATTGTGCGAGTCGTTGCGACGCTACTACCATCAGTACCTGGCTCGACCAACAACGTCCTAGATCAGATGATCTAGTCCAGGGTACTCACCGACGGATGCTCGCAGCCAAGTTGTCAGTTATTCTGTTCAATCAGGAGCCCGAGAAGCGGGTGGCGAGTAACATTACCCCTGCTTTTTCCGGTCCCATCCGCCATGTCGACGCGATGCCGGCGAATAAGGCAAGTTCCTATGGGGTCGCTCTTGACGACAGCTGGGTCAGTCCCTTGGTAACAATTCATGACGTGGCCGTTCAACTGAACGAACACGCGGCAGCTGTCTGCGTCGAACATCGACTCGAAGGACCAAATCGAGACGCCGTGTTGCATTCCTCGGAGTTGTTGCAGTATGCCCCCATGTTTAGAGAGATAGGTGAGTTTTACTCTAAACTTGTCTCACCATGGCGGTATATGTCGGTCGAAGAGCTCATGGAGAGGTACAAGACCTCCTCAAAGAAGACAGCTCGACTCGTAGCCAACCTCACCACTGGTAGAGACATCCAAGACACCGACAAAGTGTTCTTCAAAGCTGAAGGCGTTAAAGCGAACCCGGAGCCGAAGGTGAGAGTCGTCGTCGACAAACATAATCCCACATGGCAACAATTTGTGTTTGGTTTCATCAATACCATGCTAGCTGAAACGTTAGGCACTTCTTACGCGTTCTCCTGCAATCCTCGTGAACTGTCCGAGCAGCTTTTCTTGAAGTTCGCCAATAGCGACGTGATCACTGGAACCGACGCCTCGGCATTTGATGCTAGCCACACCACCAATTGGTGGCGTTGCACTGGCGAAATGTTACAAGCTATGGTATCCGAACCTGTTTGGAAACTGGTCCAGCCCACGTTTGACGAGTTGAGAACTAGCAAGCTCGTCATCTTTGGCCTTCAAGCTGATGGAATTTTCCGTCGTAAAGCCAAAGTTGATGGGATGAATGGCACCGGTCACTCTATGACGGCCAGTCTCAACTCCACAAGTATGAGGAATCTGATCATGCTCACACTCATCCTCGATTTTGGGTTCACCGTTGAGGAAGCCCATTATTTTATCCTAGAACATGCGATGGTTGGAGGAGATGACGGATTGTTTGACCCAGCTGACCTGCCCATACAAGCTGGGGACAAGGCTGCCGTATGGCTCCACGCATTTAGGAACAGAGCGAAGACCTGTGGATTCGATCTCAAAGAGGAGCTTTTCCCAAAAACTAGGTTCAATTTCCTGGGAAGGTACTGGCGCATCGTCGAGGCTGACGGACTTGCCAGTTCGGTGACTGATGTCGAGAGGGCCTTGCGCAAGTGGCATTTGGCTAGTCGGCCGGGTTTAGAGTGGAAGGAGCACGTGCGGAACAAGGTCATGGGCTTTCTCGCCACGGATCCGTCCACTCCGTTGATCCAGGAGATTTGTCAGGTTCTGTTGCCGCTAGTCGAGGACGGCACTAGTGTGCCAGAGTACTCATACTGGGCCGCCAAGGTTGTGGAGCTCGATGTGCCATACTATCAGCACGACGAACATATGGACGCGGAGGCCGATCGGATTAAGGCTGCTTTCAATTTG